TTCTTCATAGCGCACGCCGTAGATTTCGGTGCCTTCCAGCTCATCGTAGCAAAACATCCCATAGTTTGACGCCAACAAACCTTCGGCTGCAAAGGCGTCGGCCAACTCCTGCGCGTACACGCCGATGTGGATACGAGCTTCATCGCCTTTGGTAGCGACAGAATCGTTGAACTTGAAGGTCTTAATCAGACTCTTGACGCGGACAGCCACGGCACGCTCGGCTTCAGACAAAGGGCGATCCTGCTGCTTCTGACGGGCGTCGGACGTGTTGATTGTGCCGGTGGTGGCGTAGACCGTAGTCCAGCGGAAGGACGGCGATCCCAAGATATAGCTGTTGTCCGCCGCCGGTGCGAATCCAGTTGCAGGCGTAACAAACACCGTGTTGTTGCCCAATGTCGTATTGGCGCCGCTAGAGCCGACCGCCGTAGTGGCAGAGCCGACCGTAACGCCGCTGACTGTGATGCTTGGTGAACCTGTCAGTCCAGCAGACGTACCGCTGACGCTGATACCCCAAGTGCCGGTAGCGCCGGTGCCACCAGTGCTGGGCGCGCCGATGGTGTTATAGGAGACAGTCAGAGCAGAAGCGCCGTTAAACGTGCTGCCCGAACCGCCGCCGGAGCCGCCGCTGTTAAACGTCACGGCGTTAGTAGTTGTGCCACCACCACCGCCAGCGGGTGTGGCCCAAGTGCCGTCATTACGCAAAAAGGTTGTTGTAGCGCCTGCTGGGGCGGGAATGGAATAACTATTCCAAGCCAAATTGTTTTTAAGATACAGGTTATTCCATCGAGCAGTAGAACTGCCCAAGTCAACCGTAAAGTCTCCCGCGCCAACCCAAGCCGCGCCGTTCAAAACTACAGCGTTGGTAGAGTTGCCCAAGCCTACAGTTGTGCCTGTAGATGTGACGCTGGGAATGGCTGAGAACGTGCCAATGTTTGCGCCATTGACGTTCTGGTTAGCTGTCCAAGTATTTGCGCTTGCCAAATTCAATGCAATGGTGCCCGAGCTTGTAATCGTACCGCCGGTCAAGCCAGTTCCAGCAGTTATAGATGTGACTGAACCGCTGCCGGAACCGTTTGCGGCTGCCGTGATGCGCCCCTGAGCGTCTACGGTAATGTTGGCTGCGGTGTAAGAACCAGCGGTAACCGCCGTATTGGCCAAAGATATGGTGCCGGTAGTTGTAATAGGGCCGCCGGTTAAACCAGTGCCGGTGCCTACGGTTGTAACTGTGCCGGTGCCTGAGCCGCTAGGTGTAGCCCACGTTCCGTCGTTACGCAAAAATGTTGTCGTTGCCCCAGCAGGCGCGGGAATGGCGTAGCCGTTCCAATCAATAACGCCAGTCCCCAAGTACAACGATTTCCATTTAAGAGTTGAACCGCCTAAGTAATAAGTATCGCTAGTAACAGGAGCCAAACCAACCGTAGGCACAGCAGATGCCACGCCGTTAAAGTTGATGTTGTTGCCAGACGCGGTAATTGTTGCGGTGCCCGAGCCAATCCGATAGGTAGTGGCGTAAACGTTGTTCCAGCTTGTACCGGCAGCGCCCAGATCGTTAGTGTTATTGCCCGCGCCTTGCCAAGCCGACGCCACCAGCCCCACGGCGTTAGTAGAGTTTGCCAACGCTATTGTTGTGCCTGTTGACGTGACAGACGGAATGCTGGAATACGTCCCAATGTTTACGCCGTTAAACGTGGAGTTAACGGTAGTGGTAGCGCCAATCGTTGTAACACTTTGCAGATTTTGCGAACCGCCACCACCACCTGCAATGTTAATAACAACCGTCGGGGTTTCGGTGGCGTTGTCGTAAAAGTTGCCCAAACCGTAAATGGTGACGCCAGATACATTGCTGCCGCCATCCGAAATGTATTTGCGTGAGCTGTTTGCCGCGTAAGGTGAGTAACCCTTAAATCCATTGCCAATGGTGTTTAACACCAAGGTAGCTGTTGAACTGTTGTTGTTGACAAAAATGTTGTTTGTAACGTATAGCGTGGCGCTGTTGCGGGCAAACATACAATTACTAATGTTGCTGACCGCGCGGGCGTCCACGCCTGTCTGAGCATCAATGTAAACGTCGGCGGTGCCGCCGTTGCCTTCAAAATATACGCTTTCAAGAACCAACTGCGTTGGCAAGAAATCTGTGGAACGGTAATAAATACCGCCAGAAATGCCTTGGCTGCTACCAGTCATACTGCCACAAAGTTCGATAACGCCGCCGTTAAAAACGATAGGGCCGCCGCCAACGATTACATACGCCACCGATTTAATCCCCGCCACCGTGCAGTTGTTGAACTGCGTCATAGTGGGTTCAGAGAACGTAGATTTGGAGACTACGAAACCAAGGTCGGCCAGTTGAACGTTGAAGTTAGCTACCGTAACACCCAAGCAATCGTTCATCACAACGCCGGTGTTGTAGCCAATAATCCGAATATCATTAAACTCCCCGACGCACGGGACGTTTTTCATGTACAGACCTGTGCCCACGCCAATCGTATACGAACCGCTGCTATAGGTCGTTGCATTGAATTTTTTAATAATGCTGAACTCACCAAAATACATGGTGAAAAACTTGTTGTCGTAGCCAGTTGTAAAGTCAATTGTGATGGCGCCGCCGGTTGCTGCGGAAGCGTCAGAACGATAGTCATAGATGTACGACAAGTCAGCGCCTTCACCCTTAATGGTGATGCGCCCAGGCGCATTCTGATCGGTGGAGTTGGGCCAAGTAATGTTTAAGTTCTCAGTGATCTTGTACGCGCCAGCAGGCAGCAATACCGTACCACCGACACCGGCTGCCGACAGCGCATTAATAGCGGCTTGGATGGCCGCCGTGTCATCGTTTACTCCATCGCCTACTGCGCCAAAGTCTTGGGCGCTAACAGTCTGACGCAGCTTGGCTTGTACCGTTGTGGTAACCGCGCCATAGCCTGCTGGTAAATAGCTAATGTTAGATGAATTAAACGTACCACTTACGCCATCCACCGACCAGATCAAAACATCGGTGGCCGATTTAAGAGTCAAAGTGTAGTTGGCCGCGCCAAGCCATAAATTGCATTCGCCCCGCGAGTCAAGAATAATGGGGTTGGTGTTAGCCGATGCGCCGGTCGAATCGGTGTACGTTGTCAGAGGCGTGCTTGTCCCGCTGGCGTAGCTGTACAGCTTGCCTCCAACCAAAGGATTACCGTTAGCGTCAAAGAATTGCAACTTGGGGCTAGGGGTCAAGTAAGTAGTCATAGTTACCTCGGAACAAGAGTCATTGTTGGCGGTGATGTATAGGTTGCGCGGAGTTGATCTCCTGGCGATAAGCCGAACATCCCATAATAACTGCCTAGATTAAAAAATATAACGCCATCTCTGGAAAATTCCAAATTTGAGACGCTGCCACCATTGACAATTACGCTTACCGGCAAGTCTGCCGTGTTAGTGTAAACAAACGGAGACGCGGTTACGGTGATGTCCGTAAGAGCCGCTGGAGGCTGGCCTGAGCCGGTAAGCACAAACAAATTAAAGAAAAACCGATACCAAGACCTTGACATAAGGTTTGTTTGCGGGTCAATAAACGTAACCCGCGCCGATGGAATATTGGTTATGTTAAGCATTTGTTGGGCTCAATATAAGTTCCGCGCCCATGATTGCTATTTTGATCGGGTCGGTGCCTGACAATTCGTAAACACGGTCGCGCAGTTTGAGCGTCATACCCAATCGGCGCCAGAAAATACGTCGACCGTACGCGCCAACAGCGCCGCCGCCTGCCCAATGTGAGTTAGACCAAGTATGGCCGCCATCGTCCGACCAGCGCAGCATGAATTGAGGCTCTGGATTAACAGCAGGCGTTGTGGACGCCGCTAAATAGCTGCCTGCCTCAGTGATCAAATTGTCGCCAGCTTGAGTTATCAGCAGTTCAACGCCAGCGTCAGCCGGTAAATAATGGCCCGCTTGTGCGTCAAGTTGTAAAGTATGCTGCGCGGTACGCTTTAGATTATTCTGCCCCGTAGGCAGCGCGCGCCATGAACGCAACCACCGCTGCGGCTGGTCATAGTCGCTGTATACATCCAAGTCAAATGCGTACAAATTGCCGTTGTTGTAGCTGCCGACAACAATTTCGTTGTTGAACGACACTTGGCAGTTTGATGGATGGCGGGTAAATTGTCCATTTACCCAGCCTGCGCGCTCATGCCAGGCTTGAGTGGCTACGTCATACACCCAAGTCGTGTTAGCGGTGGGGAATATAAGGACGTAAAAGCTGTGGCCATCTTGCTGGTATGTGTACGCAATCGCGTCCGACATATTGCTGTATTGCTGGATTTGCCATTCCACAGCGTGCGTTGAGATGCGCGTGCCCGTGTAGCCATTAGAACGGTAGACGATACCCTGTCCACGGGCGTCGGCGCCTAGCCAGAACAGGCCGTTGTCCATCTTGGCCACCGAGTAGGGGGCAATGCAGCCGATCTCGTTAAACGCGCCTTGAATGCGTTGTAGGGGGAAATCTGCACCGCCAGCGTCGTACCAAACCTCGATTGAACTGGTGCCAAAC